GAGACTATAACTAGCTATCAGTATCGAACTGGTTATACATTTAGCGTATCGGGTCACAACATTGAATCAACAGATATTAATGGTTACATCAACCCGACACCTACAAGTGTCAACGAGCAAACTGTCGGAGGAGTAAACTTTGCTTGGACTTCTTTAGACGGAACATCAACTCCAAGGTGGCAAGTAGCAGTCCCCGGCAGTTCCTTCAGTTTGGTAGAAAGTGTAATGGCTCCCGGCCACGATACAGTCACAAATATAACGAGAACCATCACTACCTCAACTACAACAGAATCTACAAGTACGTTTGGGCAATAGCTGTAATCCTTTGCCCTGTAAGGGTTTTGGCGAATACAACAGTAGCAAGTCCGCAAAGTCAATCTACTGGAGTAGTTAATAATAATGCCACAATGATAACCCCAAGTAGTCATCCACAATTTAGGATGTCGCAAGGTATTGTCTGTGCATCTCCTACTCTTACAATTACTCCTTATATGACAGATGCGTGGTCATTTAATAGGCCAATAGAAACTGTGACTCGTACACCAATCTATGACGAAGACACAGGAGAGATAAAATATTACCAAGAAATACCAAGATTTGAAAAAGATAATTACAATCTTAACTATGGTATCTCTGCTCAAATTAGTATTCCATTAGGCAAAGCACCAAGTCTTTGTTTAGAAGCAACAGAAGTAAATATAAAAAATCAGAAGTTATTGACTAAGAAACTACAAATGGAAATCGAACTTTATAGATTAACCATTTGCTCAGAGCAGCTTAAGAAAGGTGTGCAGTTTGTTGGCAAATATGCAGTTACTTGTGAAGGAATACAAGTTACTATACCGCCAAACCAAGTTGTGCCACATACACACAAAATTGACGTAAAACCAGAAAAATAGCCCCTTCAGAATCGCCTGTAAGGGGCTTGTAAAAAAGGCTGCTTATGTTTATACCTACGATTTTGGCTTTTTTTTCTTTGTTAACTTAGAAACAGCTTGTTTAACTAAAGGCCGTACTAATTGTAAGACAACTGGAGCAGAAGCACCGACCAAAGCAAGACTAAAAACACCAATAAATTGATTAGCAGAAGGAATGTATTGATCTTTGAAGGGTACGTCTTCATAAAGAGTTATGCACTCAGTTTTATCTAAGCGATGTCCAACTACGATTTCAAGCTTCTTTGCATTTCTGTAATCACCGACTCGCTGGTCTTTAGGACTAGGACATTCTGGTATTACTATTTCCTCTTTTTTCTCGTCTGGAATTTTAGGAGTTTCTGCTTTTGGTATTTCTGGATCTCCTCCCTGTGGCAATGGCTCTTCTATCATTGTCATTCGATTAGGATTGTAATCAGGAGGGAAAAAGTTAGGAAAAGTAAAATCACATATTGTATATGTGCCGTTTGGATCGTCTAATAACAAATTATGATTACCTGTATTTTTTATATCTCTATGCTGATAAGTACAGCCGGGTGGATTTATTTCTAAATATTGTGTTACTACAGGAATATCTGGTGCGTATGGTTCTGGAATATATATTTCTGGAATATATATTTCTGGTATCTCAATCGTAGGCATTTCTTGGTAGATATACTTCTACTAAGCTAAAACATTTTGGGCAAGACAAATTTGTAACCATAGAATACTCTGTGCTATCTTCCATGTCTTCATCACCACCCCAAATTAATTCTGATTTGCAATGCCAGCAATTCATATCTTTGTTTTATTTAGTGTTGGTGGGATAGGTAAAGATGGGCCAGTAAGATCAGGTAAACCTTTTTCTAAAACATCAGGCATAAGTCCCTGCACATTGCCTAAAACTTCGTTCATCATCTTTGCTTTAAATTGCTCGCTGGTTACATACTTATATGTAAAGAAACCACCGCCTAAAATACCTAACATAAGGATTCCAGTTACGATGGTAATAATGTCTAAGACTTTTCGCATGATTAAAGAAGCATTAATTAAAGCAAGCGTACCAATTACATTTATGGTGCTTTTTTTAATTATAGGTTTAGCACCACTTTATGTCATGTATGGCATTATTGACCGCAATATACCTGTTAAGACTCAGTAGTTGTTTCTGTCTGCTCTCCATTTTCTACTGCTTTTTTGGCGAAGTTAATAGCTCCTTGCAACTCTAATAATTTTCTTTCGCAATTAGTCATAACAGTTTTTGCTTCTTGATAATTTTGAGCAATTTGCTGTTGTTCTGATTGCAATGCAGCAAGTTCTTTGCGAACATCCATTATAAAAAAAAATAGTTACTACTATAATACTAGCACCTAATTTTGTATTAAACCCCAAGTAGTCGCAATATATTTGTGTTCGTTGATAGGTTGATTACCCCTATGAGTATGAGTGAAACTAGAAGGAAAAATAATGTATCTACCTTGTACTGCTTTTATTCTTTGGTTTAAATATAAAAATTCAGTTTCTCCACCTTCTTGAACAGTATTTAAATATGCTTGCACTACTAAATATCTGTTAGATGTAAGGATAGATTGGTTTTCATAATGCCAAGTATGATAACCTCCACAAGGTAAAATTTTTTTTATTTTTATGTCGTAAAAAGCAAAATTACTATCAGCCAAAATACTATAAGCATTAAAATATTGTTCTAAAGCACGTTCTAATCCTGACATAAAAATATTAGAAGTTTCAAACTGACTTACTTTAAAATTCCAAGACAAAAATGCCTCTTCCATATCTCCTTGATGTTTTTTTATATTTTTAAAATATGTATGACCTTGTTGTTTTAAATTTTCAAAATATTCAATACAATGTTCTGACTCATGCTGAGACAAAATATTGTCATATACTCCTATAAAATTATTAGTAGTGAGTGTGTTCATCTATAAAGTCTTGCCTTTGTTCAGTTTGTATTTCTTCATCTGAGTGATAACCATGACTAAACGCTGTTGCCATGTTAAATGACAACGTAAAAAGAGTAGCAAACACAATAAATTTCAAAGTTTTTTTCATAACTACTTTTAACTATACTTGAATAATAAAGGAGGGCTAGGTGGTGTTGGATAATCAGAATGAGTTTTATCCTTAACAAGCTCTTCAAAAGTTGCTGTTTTGGTAGTTGGCATATCTCTTAAAGCCTGTCTATAAGTTTTCCACTCTTGTTTCTTTTCCTCAGATAATTGATTATCTGGGTTTTGAGTCCAATCACACTCTAGTAGTAAAGCATACCTTATTGACCTAAACATAACTTCCCAATCTTCCCTGAGGGTTACTTTTGTTTCTTCTGCAAGTTTGTCTTTCGCTGCTTGCCAATCTACTACGACTTGATTGTAAGGAGTAATATCTGTAATTTCAGTATTTGGACTGCCATCTAAATATTCAATTTCTCCTTTAGTGTCATACCATTGAATAGCATTAATATTTGAATCTATATAATCTAAATTATCTAGCCAATAGCCTTCATTATCAACAGCGACATACTTGTCCTCTACAACAACACATAATCTCATTTTAGCCCTCCAATAAATTTTCAATATCTATATTAGATATTTTAGTCGGCTCTTGAATTATTGGCATATCCATACGTTTTACCATTTCATTTCTAAAAGATTCTACAGCAGCACCATTCATTCTTGTGTTTTGTGAATTTTCTAATATAAACATAGGAAGCCAAGCAACCGCACACGCCCATTCTTCAACATCTTGTCCATTCTGAGGATTTTTACCTTGTACTTTTGTAAACCAAGCACATTTTAATCCTATGCAATCTTTACCAAGCAAAGGACACAAATCGCCACTTTCAACTTTTATTGTCATTAGTCTTTTTGTGCAATGATAACGTCTAAATATCTTACTGCCAAGTTTATAGCTGTACCAGAAAATGAGTGGTTGTGAGCATTTATTGTGTGTGAGTGTGAGTTAATTGAGTGACTGTGTGCAGAACCGCTAAAACCATGATTGTGTGCTTGCGTACTACCAGCATTAGATGTCCATGATTTATCAGTCTGTGCATAGGGATTACTAGGGTCGTATCTTGCACCGGGATAGTTAACACCTCCAGCATTATTTTGTGCTTGTCCATAGAAACCATTAACTTGGTCAAAGATGTTTCTGTCTCCACCAATGTGTTTGTGAGAGGGCATCCTACCTTCAGATAACGTATGGTTATTTACAGAACCGCCAGCAGTTGCGTTATTAGTATTATTTCCACCGCTATTTGTATTATTTCCTCCGTTAGCTATTGAACCAGAAACCCCTTTGCTTGCAAAAGCTGTTGTAAAATCAACAGAACCGCCAGAACTAGCTGAACCTGAGACAACTCGTAATGCTCTTTGGTTTGTGTCACTTGTGTCTTTAGTCCACCCTGTAGGTGCTGACGTTTGTTGGAAAATCATGCGAGTTCCAGAGGGGAAAGAACTAATTGTAGGTACGTTAGTTAAGTTGCCGTAGTCTAAATAGTAAGACCCCTGCTGTCCGTCTAATTTATCTGCGTCTAAGTTACTTCCAGAGCCATCATTTCCAGCATGAAATATCTTACTTTCCGTTCCATTATGTGTAAAAGTTAATCCATCAACACCAGTTTTAATTCTTAAATATTCTCCGCTTTCTTGATTAACAAACTGAAAAATACCAGCCGCAGTCCATTGAATATATGCCTTATCAGTTGTTCCCTCTCTGAATCTTATATAGGGGTCAGCAGAACCTGCTAATACTATTTTTCCGTTATCGTTCCCATCAATAGTAAGTGGATATTGACTATTAGTTTCAAGACTTAGTATTCCTGTTGTTGAGTCATCTTGGTCTGCTCTTAAAAACTGTGTTGAATCTATGCCATCTAATAAAGCTGCGTTTCCTCCGTTATTTGCTCCAACTAAAGCTGCTGACGTAATATATCCAGCACCATTTGTAAGTTGGTTGTTATTGGTTACGTTAGTTGCACTAGCAGCAATACCATCTAATTTATTTTTTAAAGCTGTTGTAAAGTTTTGATCTGATTGTGTAGGTAGGTTTGTTAAATTAGATCCATCTCCATATAAGGTGTCAAAATATCCATTTGCAAATCTATTAGCACTAGCTCCTATGTCATAAGTACTGTCTGTAACAGGAAGAAGTTTAGAAGCCATGCGAACTCCAGATTTACCATATTGATCTCCTCCGTCAAGAATAATTCCAGTAGGCCAATCTATTCTTAACTGTTGATAATTAGGCGCACCCCAAGCCCCTGCGGTTCTATAAATTGCATAATTAGTTTGATGTGTATGCCAGAAAATACCCTCACTATTTGATGCAGTATGACCAATAGTATTAGCTGCACTTACACCACTAAAAGAAATAGCTAAATTATAAGTCGAACCCCCTAGTCTTAAAGCCCCCGGCTTTAACTGTGTGGCTGAAGATGTATTTATAAATGATCCTGAGTGCGAGCCATCTAGAGTGTCAGCGTCTAACCCTGATCCTGTTCCATCTACAGTTTTAATAAGTGTAAGAATTTCGCTTGCTGTTTGATCTGCGGTTGCCGAAGCCTCAATACCATTAAGTTTTGAGTGATCTGCATCTGTAAATACATTGCTATCACTAGCACTTTCAACTAAAGCTCTTATCTCTGATGCTGTTTGATCTGCTGTAGCTCCAGCTTCAATTCCATCTAATTTGCTATGATCTGCATTTGTAAAATTTTGATCTGTAGGACTCGCCCAACTAAGATTTCCATTTGCATCTGTAGTTAAAAATTTAGCGTTTTGTATATCTGAGGGAAAAGTTAGTGTATAACTTTGACTTGCACTATGAGGTGGAGATTTTAATTTTATACCATGACTATTTTGTGAACAGTTAAGTTGTATATAACCATCTTGAGAACTACCATCTCCTTTTGCTATCAAAGCTGCTAGTGATGATGTAGAAGAAAATTCAGCACTTGTAGCAACTAATGTACCTGTAATATTAAAATTACCTGTGCCAGTAATATCATTGCTGTTTAAATCTAAATCCCCACCTAACTGAGGAGATGTGTCAGCAACTAAATCTGTATTAATACTGCTTGTAGATACAGATGTTATTAAACCTTTTGCATTGACTGTAATAGCTGGAATTGCACTTCCAGAACCATAAGACCCTGCTGTAACTCCTGAGTTTGCAAGTTTTGTTGCTGCTATTTCTGCCGAAGAATGAAGATGAGCATTAGTAATTGCATTATCTTCTATACCATCACCACTTACTTTTAAAATTGTCATTTACTTAGCCTCCAATGTTGTTACTTTAGCTTCTAATACTTCAATTTTAGCCATAGCCTCTTGTAAACATTTGATTGCTTTCATGTAAAGAACAGAATATTTAAATGATTTGTATTCTTTTTCTTCACCAGCCTGTAGTTGTACGTCTGTCTCTATAAGATTAGGGCATACAAGTTCTGCTTCTTGTGCAATAACTCCAAGCAATGTGGGTTTTTCTGGGTCAACACCTTCTTTAAAGTTAAACTTTCTTACTCTTATATTTTTAATATCATTCCATTGAGAACCAGCATCAACAATATTTTCTTTTAAATTTACATCAGACAAAGAACTAAAACTATTATTAGTGTTAGCACAATTTCCGTTGTCCAGAACTCTGAATTTATCAGCAACACCATTTATAGAACATTTAAAGTGAATATAAGATCCGTTTGTAGTATTTCTAGATGCAGCAGAAACTAAAGTTGAACCTTGAAAACTTGAGTGAGCAGATAAAAGTAATGCAGCAGCAGGGTTAATTCCGCTATGTTGAATAGCAACTCTAGCGGAATGTGTCTGCCCAATAGCTTCATCAATATCAATATCCCCATTACTACCAATTCTTACTTTTTCATCGCTTTCTACAAAGAATTGCATTACGTCTGAACCATGAGAATACTTAATCATTCCAGCATCAGGATCTCCAGACTGACCAAAACAAAGCCTTCCGTCTTGACCAGTATGATTTAAAATAGTTATTCCACGATTTGCTCCACTATTCCCAGATCCAACAATTAAATCATCTGCACCTGTATCGGCAGTAAATGAAGTATGAGCTATTCTTACTGCACCAGACGAATCTATACGCATACGTTCTGCATCATTAGCTCTGAACGCTAATACATTTGTAGAATGTTGATATAAAATACCGCCCATGAGGTATCCACCTGAGTTGGCAGCATCAGCAAAATTTATAAAGTTAGTGTCAGATGTTGAACTTGCAGCAATCGTCATACCACCACCATTACCAGCAGCTAAGACTAAATCATTGGAGTAATAACCAGATGGTGTTGTATTTATACCTAATGAACCTGTAATCTTTGCACCACCTGATATTGTCTCAAATTTTTTCGAGTTGTCGAAATAAAGTTCTACGGCTGCGTTTGGTTTAAGAATTATTCCTTCTTCTGCTACTAAAGGTCTTATATGTAAATCACCAGTTTTGTTTCTTATGTAAGAGTTTGTACCATTATGGTGTAGGTCTAAATCTTGACCAGCACCAATTTGTAGGAAATTGTTATCTCCTCTTATCTGAACAGTTCCACTATCAGATGGGCCGCCTGTAAGAAATAGTCTGTCTACTCCTCCTGTATAGAATTGAAACTGATCATTACTGCCAGTACCAATATTCACATATGTATTATCATCACTCATACCCGCTATTCTTGATTCAACTCTTATTCCTGTTGTACTCGTAGCTAGTCTGTTTACGTTGTTGTGATATAGCTCTACGGCTCCATCGGCAATAAATTTTGCTAATGTTTCGCTTATAACTGAGTTGGTTATTGCTACTTCATCACCAGCTATCGTTAAATCGTGATTTGTACCAGTTGCTTGAATATAATTTCTGTTAAAAGTACCCGAATGATAAATTTGTAGGTCGTTACCAGTTCCAAAGGATATTTTGCCATTATCATTTACAGTACTATTACCAGTTGTTACAAAACCACCTGTTATACTTACTCCAGAAGCTGTAGTTTCAAAAGTTTTGCTGTTGTCGTGATATAGCTCTACTGCTCCTTGTGGTTGTAGCACCATCATAGTTTCAGAACCACCTTGAAATACCATCTTGGTAGCTCCATCACCTGATCTAAACAAATGACGAGAATCGCTAGGTTGATGACCTATGTATAAATCAGTACTAACACCAGCACCAAAATACACGAACCTGTCATCGCCTAGCTTGATATTGCCTGTAGCTTCTATTACACCTGTAACTGCTACTCCACCACTTGTTGTCTCAAACTTTTTACTGTCGTCAAAATAAAGTTTTACTGCTCCATTTGATGTGAGAATTGCTAAATCCTCATCACCAGCAGCATTTTGTAAAACAAGCTGACTACTTCTTATATATAAATTTCCAGTACCAGCATCATCAATGTAGCTATGAGAACCATTGTGATAAATTTGTAGGTCATTACCTGTACCAAACCTAGCTTTAGCATTATCAGCAAACTCAAGAGCATTATCTGACTTATCCCATAAGACGTTATAGTTTGCGCCTGTTAAAGACATATCGCCATCAACAGTAAGCCCTGCCAAATCTCCTAGTGATGTAAGAGAACTAGCAGTAACAGAACTATTTAGCGTGTTTCCTGTAAGTGTTCCAGCAGCAGCCGTAACTGTGATATTTGCTGTGCCATCAAAGCTAGTGCCATTTATAGTCCTAGCTGTCGCAAGTGCTGTTGCTGTTGCAGAGTTGCCAGTACAAGACGTTGCTATAGGTGCAGCCCATGTAAGTCCTCCTGTATTGCCAGATTGTGCAGAAAGAAAATAGCCATTTACAGGACTATTACTTACTTTTAGTTTTTCTTCGCTTACTGTATTATCGCTTGGTTCTCCAATACCGCCTGACTCTTGATAAAGAATAAAATCTGGTGCTTGCGTTAAGTTAGTAGCAGTTTTAAATCTAGAGCCATCAACGATAAAACCTGTGATACCACTTGTTGATGTTCCAGCATTAGGTTTTTGAATAACACCATTAACACTAACTAATAATGTATTTGCTGCTGCTGGTGTGATTGCATTTGTAGTTCCAGAAGTGACAAGAGTAAAATCGTTAGCTGGATAACTAGCTGCGCCATTATTTGCTGCGTTTCTAAGTTCTAAATATTTAAAATCAGGGCCACCGCCTCCACCTGATACTTTTGCAACTGAACCATCATCTTTCTTAAAAAATAATTCTGCCGTATCAGTTCGCAGTACTGGTTCGCCCAGAACCATATCACTTGCTGCTGGATCGCTACCGCTACCTCTTTTAATTTTAATTGTGTTAGCCATGAGCTATTACCTCCTAGCTCTAGTAAGTTCCGCCGTCTATATCGAAACCTGATACACTTCCATTTTCTAAGAAGGTAACAAGGTCAGTAAGCGCAACTTGAACCATTGTGCCATTATCGTTTATCACCATACGATCTGCTGCTGCGAGAGTAGTTGAGGTTGCAGACGTACCTCCATCTAAAATATTTAACTCGGTTGTTGTTACTGTAGCTCCATCTAATATCTGTACTTCTGTATCAGTCAAATCAGCTAAAGAGTTAGCTGTTGTCTGGTTCATGGTTGCGAGTTCTGTCAACTTATCGCTATGAGGCTCTACATCTGTACCGATAACAAGTCCTAGTGATGTTCTCGCATTAGAAGCCGATGTCGCACCTGTCCCTCCATCGCTTATCGCAAGAGTACCAGTTATAGAACTAGCACCAAGATCAACAGCAACTTCAGTAGATTCAATAACAAGTCCACCATTAGATTTAAGATCAACTGATAATGTGTTTCCTGACTTTTGCAAGCCATCTGCTGCTGTAATCTGCCCTGCGCCCGAAAACTGCGCTATGGTCAAATTATTTGTCCCTACGACAGCAGAACCAGAGTCCGATGTACAAACGAAGCCATTATCTGCGTTTACTGTTCCTTGTTCTACAAAAGTGAAGAAACCAGCAGCGTTAGCACCAGTAGCTAAATCTGCTGCCCTTGCTGGAGAAGAGCCGACTACATAAATACCATTTTGACTTGCTGTTGATTGATCTTTTACAAGAACACGATCATTGGTTGATAATGTAACACCATCTAACGTGTCTCCATTATTAAGTGCAGTAGATATTGTTATGTTTGCGGTTGTTGCTGCTACACATGAATCCTTAACATCAAGTCCTTGTGATGTAGCCTCGACAAAGCCCTTTGTCGCTGCATCTTGTGTATTTACAGGGTCAGCTAAGTTTGTAATATTCTGCGAGTTAAGTGAAACCGAACCTGTTGGCGCAGCCATTTGGTCTAATCTATTTGTTCTTACCCCTGCATCAAAGTCACTTATTTTTGTATGAGCTATAGAAGGTATATCGTCACTTACTAATGCCCTAAATGTAGGTGCTGCACTCGATCCTGTTGTTGGCCCTGATAATACTCTATTAGCATTTATTACTGTATCTTTATCAAAAAACTTACCTTCTCCACCTATAGGTTCAATAGTAGTTGCAGATCCTCCAGAACCGCCAGTTCCTATACCAATGAATAAAGTTTTGCTACCTTCACTAAATGCTAATTCCGCATTTTCTAGTGTAGTTGGTGCTGATGATCCTGTGGATCTTTTTATGCGGATTGTGTTAGCCATGTGTCAAAATGAACCTCCATCGACAAGGTTTTCTACAGTACGAGTTGCATCTGCTTTAAATGTAGCAGAAGTAGAGTCATAGTAAATAACAGAATTACCTACTACACCAGAATCATTTAATCCCTTACCAGTAACACTAAAGGATGGGCCTTGTGGCCCGACTGTTGCTACTGTTACAACAGTAGTATCTCCTTCATTTACTGTAACAGTATTTTTTGTTGTAGTTACATTAACTGAAGACATTATGCTGAATAACCCTCTGACATAGTTATAACACCTTCTAGGTAGTACTCTCGCAATCCACTTGTATTTACAAGCAAAACATCGTAATAAAGTGTACTTGTTTCAAAAGTCGCAGTTTGTGTATCTGTAAGGGAAATATTGACTATTCCATTTACCCTATTTGTATAAGTAATTGTAAAATCAGCATATTTTATATTTCTTCCCTCATCCCAACATTGTGCAATAACTGAATATCCTGTTAAGTTAATTGCATCATTATTGCTATCTTTAAATACTAGCTGTATATTATGATCCGACCTTCGTTGAATCGTCATATTATATGTGCCGGGTTGTATTGCCATAATTAAACTTTAATAATGTACATCATAGCTATGTTGCGTGGTCTTGATTCATTTCCACCTTGATTCCCTATTGATGTTGATGTAGAAACAGATATTCCTGTTGTTGCAGTATTCATACGATCAGCAGTACCACTATCTTTCATACCAAAAGCACCACCACTACTTATTAAATTTCCTAAATTAAAGTTCATTGTATGTTTGTGGCCGGGGTCAGTTACACTTGATGTAGAGGTAGCTGAGTGATTGTGTTGTGCGTTTTGCGATCCTTGTGATGTTGCTATATTTCTTCCAGAATCTACACCTCTTCCTCTGTCAACACCTCTAATAAACTCTCCTCTTAAATCTGGTAAATTGAATGTTGAACTACCATTTCCGCTGCCATAAGCAGTTCCAATAACAGCAAATAAAGCAGAGTAAGTTGTTCTACTAACTGCTGCACCATTACACTCTAAATATCCAGAAGGTATAGAAATAACAGCCATACAAAATACAGAACCAGTAGGAACACCAGCTACAATTTGAAACGATAAATTACCAGATCCATCAGTTTGCAAAAAACCACCATTTGTTATAGAAGATGGAAGAGTTAAAGCTACATTGCCAGACAATGACGATGGTGATTTTAAAGAAACAAAAGGTGAACCACTAGAATCCTGTAATCTTATTGGCAATCCATTAACAACATCCAAACCAGCATCGCTTATAGAAACTCTTGTAGTACCAGATGTTGAAAATCCTATTGTGTTAGCACCTGATCTAAACATTCCTGTATCTGGATCATTATCAAACGCATATGCTGGACTACCGGCAGCAGATCCATCATCTCCTAATAGCTGACCTTCCATTGTACCGCCTGCTCTTGGTAGCAATCCTAAGTTTGCAGAATCAATCGAGCCGACAGTTGTAAATCCATTATTAGCTGAATTTCTTATTTTTAAATTATTACTATCTGCCGTATCAACATAAGGCATAAAAGCCTCTGGATTTGCTGGGTCAGTTCCACCACTATTAAGAGTTTTTATTGCATCAAAAACAGCGTTCATGTCACTACGGACTGAAGCTCCAGAGGCATTGGCTATATTATAATCCGCAACTTGGCTCATCTAAATAGTTTTCTCCATATTAAACACCTTTACCATATCCTACCGCAGAAAATGTGAAAGTTCTATCAACAAAACTAGAACCATTTTTAATAGTTACAGTAAATCCTGTGCCAGAAACATTAGTTACAGTAAAGAAATCGCCTGATTGTGCATTTTGGATTGTTATACCGATAGAAGGTAAAAACGCATTTGCTCCTCCTAAAGATGAAGTGCCGACAAAAAATGGAGTACCAAAAGTAACAGTTTTACCAGAAGAAGATGTACCAGAAGATTGTGGTGCGGTAGATGTAGTTCCTCCTGTCTGATAACTTTGCTCTGTTCTTGACTGAAACTGTGCAACAAAACCAGCTTGTTGTACGTTCATATTCTGTGCTGTATTTGTAGTTTCTAGGATCAACTTAAATTTAAATCTACGACCTTTAAATGTTCCATTCGCAAAATTATTAAAAGATCCAAAACTACCTGATGCTGTTTGTGATGTTGCTACTTGTATCTGTGTATTTGCCTCATCTGCTGCTGCACCATCAAAATTATTATCAGTTGCATAATCATCCCAGAAAGACCCTGCTGGTATTAGTGTTTCTATATCTGATCCTATATTAAATCCAACTGCCCTAAGAGTCCTTTTGAGATTTAAAGAAAACACATTACCAAGATCTACAATAGAAGCAAACGCATATTCTCCTGTACTATTAGAAGCTGGATTTGTAAGCTGTAAAGCACTTGCAGTATTGCTAAATGTTGTATTTGTTTTTGTTCCGCTAAATGGTGTACTTAGTAAATCTTCTCTTTGAGTTAATATAGTTTGTGTATCAATAAGATCTGGTAGATCCATGATAATACTTGTCTCTCCTTGACTAAAACGACCACCATCATCTTGGAACTTTAAAATATATTCACCTTCTAAAGACGGAACTACTGCATCTGTAGTATTGCCAGCAAGTGCAGTTATAAGGTCAACTGAATTTTGAAACGTGCCACTACCATCAGTTAAATTACTATGCCTTACATATACTCTTCCACCATGTATAACATCTGCATCAGTAGATTTATTCCATCTTAATCTTACTAATTGATTAGTAATAGGTTCCATTGATAAGTTTTGAACATTACTTGGAGGTGTCGTTTTACCTTGTGCGTTAAAGTTTAAATCTGTAGATGTAGCAGAAAGTTCTAACGCAGCATTATATGAAAAAACTTTAAATTCATACACACCTGCTTCTGTATTCAAAAGTTCAAAATCAGTTCTAAATACAATTTCACTTACCCAGTTTGTGTTATTAAATCTATATTGAACAAGATATTGACTTACACCTGTCACACCCACCCAAGTCAAAATAAGTTTAGTAACCGCAAGTGCGTTTATAACAACTGTACGTTCTAATGCTGATAAATTGCTTGGCGGATTTTTTGGTTCATTTAATAATGATATATTTCTTGCTGGCAAACTTATGCCTTGCTCAATATTTGCATATTTACCAGCAACATAGGTTAAAGCTGATATTGAGTAATTAATACCATCTTGCTCTTCTACTGATACAACTCTAAAAGTTTGACCAAGCAAAGTATCACTTTCTAATAACCATATTGTATTTACATTTGGTGTGGTTGATAATGCAGAACTAAGAGTTATCACAAGTCCTGATATACCTGTTATAGTTTTTGTTTCTACAGAGCCATCAGGCATTATTACACTTATTTTTTGATTACTACCACCAAACGTATCTAAGCCTTGTTCATCATCTACTGTTATTTGAGTTGTTGTTGCAGCAGCAACTCTTCCTGATCGTCTTGCACCTCCACGAACAGGATCATTTATAGTTATAACAGAACCCGGCCTGACTATTGCTCCAGCATCCATAGAAGTAGAAAAGTTCACCACCTCAGATTCTTGATTTTCACTAAAAATTATTGCCTTTCCTAAACGCTGCGCTTGACCACGACTTGTGCAGGCAAATGCTTTAATATCTTTTTTAACTATTCCAATCTTAGATTGTAACGATGTATCTTCTACAATTTCAAAATCCATCTCTCTACTATCCATATTAAAATAACTAACGCTTACAACAGAATGTCTTTGTTTTAAACTTGAACCTGTATAGTTAAATCCTTCAGAAGTTATATTTGCCAAGCTAAACAAATAACTTGAATCTGTTGGCCTATCTTGTGTAATTGTTATAGAACCAGCAGACCATATAGCAATACACCTCATAACAGTCGCCAAGTCTTTTATCAAATCAAAGGCTTCTTTAGATGACTGAATATTTACATTGCAACTAAATCTTGCTTCTTGTCCTCCTTGACCATCAGATACTAATTCATTCGCATATTTACTAGCTGCAACAAAACTAAAAAGATCAAGATTTGCATCTGTGATATGTGTACCAAATCCGTACCTTTCAGTCGTGAGAAGGTCGAGTAGCACCATGCTAGGGCAGCTACACCATACAGCTGCACCCATTGTTCCGTTAAATATATAGTTTGCTGGATATATTATTCTACCTGTTGCGTTATCTACAGTAGGTGTGCCAGAGCCACTAGCACCAGCACCCGGTATTCTTACCTTGACTCCACGAATACGGAAAGCACGTTTTGGTATAGAACTAAACTGCTCAGAATCTATCCTTAAACTGGTGTATGCACTATTTGGATATGTCTGTGCATCATCTACAATTTCGCCAAAACTTGTCCAAGTAAAAGCATCAATAAGGCTTGAGGATGTGCTATCTGCTGTAACTCTTACAACTCTTATATCTACAGGAAATGATCCTGTAACATTTACTCTATATTCTTTTTGATAAGCATCAGCAGTCCTACCTGTAATTGTATCTGATATAACATCTGAGTAACCACCGCTATTATATTGAACTTGTATTTTCAGAGATACAGAAGATCCAACCAAATCACCATTATCTTTAGCTTCTTGTAACTGTGGAAAAGTAATAGTTACTTTTATAGCGTCAACATTTGTATTTGTAATCTGTCTAGTAACAGCAGATGACGAAGAAACTGTCACTCCAACGGCTGTTGTTGATTCACTACTTACTATACCGGGAATAGATGTTTGGTTTGCTGTGCCAAATCTAGGAGTAAAACCTACCCCTTTAAAATTAAAATCTGCATCAGCTGGACTAGCTGAATTAGCTGTAGATTTTAATATAGGAGTTTCATTTAAAAATACATCTTTTAATGCTGCATTATTGTATGCGGTTGTACCTTTAGTTCGATTCTCTTTTGATGCTGTTGCAAAACCTTCTATTTCGCCTTCTGATATAAGGTCTTGTATTGTCGCAAACTGTCTACTGTTTAATGTGTCAGGCGCACGATAAGGAGCAGGCGGTGTAGGAGGAGGCCCACCAGAACCTCTAATAATTTTATCTGTCATGCTGTTACCTGATTAGTATCAATACCAGCCGAGATTACGACAGATCCTGTTACAACTTCTCCATATACAATCGGATGGGCAGTTCCGGCTCTGCTAGTATTTTGCACCCCAGAAAAACTAAACGATACTCTTGGGTCATCTTCTGGCATTTCTGGCTTTGGCATCGGAAAAAGCATTTCAGAAACACCATTTAAAACTAACGCACCACCAATAACTGCAACACCTTTAGCAATACCAGCAGCAGAACCAAATCCCATAGCAGTTGTACTGAAATTAGCAAATGTTAGTGGTGAAAATAAAAATGCACCTCCTATTAATGCTGCTCCAATTAAAATATTTCTTAAGCCACCACCACCTCCAGCACCGCTTATAACAGGAACAATATGTATATCATCTTGACCTATAGGATTATGTAATTCTTCTTTTGCTATATCTTGGTTGCCTACTAATACCTGATAATATTTACTTGCCATATATGCCTCTAATTTTGGAAAATTAGTTACAAGAAATCTTATTGCTTCTGCTGGATTTTTTACAACAGCTTCTAACTCTTTATATCCTACAAAATCTGCAAGTTCTCCATACATTTTAACTTTCCGAAGCATAACGATACCTCTTTCCAGTGCATTTTAGTAGCCATTCTGAATATGGCTCTTTACAAGATAGTCTATCGGCTAAATGATGTAAAACCATATCGCCAAGAAAAATAGCTACATGATTTAAAGTTGGGTGCATAATTGACATTAATAACACATCTCCTACTTCTGGTGGCTCTTCATTACCAAGTTCTCTAAATCCTGTGTCCTCCGCATATTTTTCAAATAATGGATTTTCCAAGAAATCCTGTGGAGTCATACTTCTATCGTAGTCTATCAATTCAATCCCCTTTTCTTGTCTATACCAATCACGAACTAAAGACCAACAATCAGTAATACCCCAAACCCAAGGTCTTCCACATAATTTTGGTTTATATCCTTCTGGCTTTAACTCAGCCCATTGTTCTGTTTTTGGATTAACAATATACCAAGGTAAATTACTATGCTCACAACTTATTCGATCAGCTTGACTTGGAGTTGGAGGTGTAATTGGGTGACTATGAAAAATACCAATAATCTCTCCTAAATTATCTGCTTTTACATAATCTTCTGGATTTAAAATAAATTCTTGATGATTTGTTATCGCTAAATTCTGACAAGGATAATATTTTTGCTTACCTTTTACATTAACCAATAAACCAACCGCTTCTTTAGGATCTTGGTCTTTCGCATGAGCCAATGCAGCATCTCTCCAACTCATTGTGTAAACGTACCGATAGAAGGAAACAAAGATCTAGTACATTGACGTTTTGGCGATCTTATTCCAGCTAAGTCAAAAACTGCTGCGAGTTCCCATGAAACAATTTCTCTGTTTTCTGCGGATTTTCGATCTATATAATATATTTCTTGTGGAAATTCTGCTGTTGAATCTGGAGTGCCAAAAGGATTTATTGCTCCAGAAAAATTAGCTGCGTCTAAAAATCTTGCCATTGTTCTTATCCTTACAACCTTTGCGCCTGTAAGATCATTACCAGCAGTTGTTTGATTTACAGTTAATAATATTGCTGAAATAGAAGGCGAACCCATATTACTTACAGTTAATGTAGGGCGAGGTAACTGTCCACGTTGATAAGCGAAGCCTGTTGCCTGTACAGGAAATCTTAAATATTCATTACCAGCCCATACAATTTTTCCATTTGCATCTAAATTTGTACCAGCATGAAATCTATAAACAGTAGTTGCGCCATGCAAAGCATTATCTAGCGTTAACGTAAACAATTCAATAATTGCTGACGGATTTACTTTTTGTATATCACTAAAAACAGGATCAGTACTCATGCTGGCTCAAATACTTCTCTAAATGTTGCATTAATATTTGCAAGGGTAGGTAAATCAATAGTCTTTGTCCATTTTTCGCAAACAAATTTACTTGTACCAGTTTTTGTAATTGATACATTACCACTTGTAGTTGCGCCACTAGCTGCTGTTACTACAAAAACATTTGCATTAGTAACAGAAGAAACTATATATGTGCCGTCAGTAGAAGAGCCAGAGGTGAAATCTATAACGATAGAATCGCCTGCAAATAATCTATGGTTTGTAATTGTAATAGTTATTGTTGTACTACTTTGTGCATAAGTTCCTGTTTTAGTGAAAGCTTCTCTTGGTGGAGCATAATCAAAACTAGCCTTGTCAAAAGCACGTTCTTGTAAAAAATAATCAATAGTATCGGCTTGTTCTTCAGTAATATTTTCCCAACGTAAACTATACTGTCTTGGGTTTTGATGATTTGGTATGCCGAATATTAAACGATGTTCATATCCGTCAGCAAAACGAACTATCTTACCTATCGGTGCTTGATCTTTTTTTACGCTAAAAGAAGGTTCTATATCTGGAAAAGTAGCCATTAACTTAACAAACCTCCCGGTCTTTGTTGTTGTATAAGTTCTGATTGTATAGCAGCAGCTAAAGCTCTACCAAATTGTTCTGATTGTGCAGAATCACCTTCAACAGAACTATTAGAAGCATCTACATTTACGACAATATTACCAACTCCTCCAGAACTTTGTACTCCAAGTTTTCCATTAGCACCACGCTTCAACGGCATAATCGCTTCCGGGCCAGCTTCGCCCATAAGCCCCATGCCATTTGCCATTGGGAATAGAGTTGGTTTGTTTACTATTCCACCCATTGCATACGGAACAATTTTATTTTTAGCAAAGACATTACCCATGGCACTTGGTACAACCTCTCCTCCTTCTATAACATTTCCCTTCGCGTTAAGATTTAAGAAACCTAATATAGGATTTGCAATAAATTTCATAAATGCAGCTTTTACAATTATTCTTTGTAATTCTTTAATAGCTGACCTTGCTAAATCAGCAAAACCTCTTTTGCCTTCTACAAAGAAATCAGCAAACGCATCTCCTAATCTATTCGTAACATCTAATGCAAGTTCTCCAATTTTTGTTTTCATGTCTGAAGCTTCATCAACTAATTCTTTAAATTTTTGTGCAAAACTTTTTGTTTCTTCTTTCCCTTCTTTTAATTTATTTATGATACCTTGCAAACCACCTTCAAATTCAATATTATTTTCTTTTAACTTATCTTGAATTACAAGAGCTTCTGCTCTTATTGTATTTGCATTAAACTCTTCTTGAGTTATTAAGCCAAGCTTTAATTTTATTTCATCTAAATCTTTTTTTGTTTTATTAGGATCTATAGGACTTCCAAAATTTGTTGGTTGATCTCCTCTTTCTAAACTTGCAAATTTTCTTGTTTTTGTAGTTTCATAATAAGCTCTAGCTGTACCTGTTAACATTTCTGGATTAAAAGGTTGTCCTCTTGCCATTTTTCTTTTTCCAAATTTTGTAAAAGTATCATCACCAAAAATACTCTCGGTCATTTTTAATGCAAAATCTTCCGCTTCTTGTTTATTTGTTAATTCTTTAGTTCCTTTAAAAAACTTTACTACTGCTGTTAACGCATTTGCTGCTCCAGTTACTATACTTTGAAACCCTGCTCCAATAGGTTGAAATAAATCACCAAATTCTTTTTGAAGATTTTGTAAAGCAACTTCCATTCTTTGACCAGCTTCAACAGTTGATCCAGCCATTTTATTTGCAGCATCAGCATGATCCTCGCTAAGTTTGATAACAAACTTCATAACATCATTTAAACCAACAGTTCCATCTCTTAAATCCTTTTGTAATTCTGGTAGTGTACGACCACTCGCTTCTGCAAATTTAACAACCGCACCCGGTAGCCTTTCTCCAAGCTGGCCTTGTAATTCCTCGGCTGATACCTTACCTTTACCAAAGATCTGCGACATGGCTCGAATCGCAGATTGTACGTCTTCAGCATCTCCACCAGTAGCTTTGATAGCCTCTGATACACCTTTAAATACTTTCTCAGCATCATCTACACTACCGCCAGCACCTATAACAGATGCAGATAATGTAGTGAACTGTTTGGTGGCTGCTCCTAAAGGTACATTTAATCTTAAAGAGGTGCTAGATATAATTTTTTGCGCTTTATTAAATTCACCTTGAGTTTTAGTAACACCTTTTAAAGCAATTTCTAATCTTTGTATTTGCGCTGAATATTTTGCAGCAGCACTAGCAGCTTTAACAGTATCAACTGTAGCTCCGATCCCAGCACCAATAGCAGCACCAACCGGCCCACCAACCGCACCGCCAGCAAAGGCAAGCTGACCTGTTGTTCCAAGCCCTGCGGTTGCTGTTCCAGCTAATGCTCCAAGTGCTGCTCTTCCTCCTACTGGTATCTTGTTAAACCTTGCATTTAACCTTTGAAACATTCCCCCTTGAGGTATTGCTGCTGCTGTTGCAGCGTTCATTTTTGTTCTAACTTTATCTATTTCAACTCCAAGCCTTGAATATGCTTTAGTTCCAATCCCAACATTATTTTTTAGTTTTGTTAAAGCAGCTATTTGGCCTTCAAATGCAGTTTTGCTTAACTTTGTATTTCCATGTACTTTAGTTATTCCTTTTATAAACCTATCAAGTTGTGGTTTTGTAAGTTTTACTGTTGAACTAAATTTTTTAAAGTCTTGACCAATATTTTTTATTCCAGCAAAACCTTCTGTTTGTAATTTAAGAGTAACCTTTTCAACTTTAGCCACTACTTCTTCTCCTTATTAATTTCTTTCATCGCCACAGATTCCATAAGTTGTAAACCCTCTAGCATTTCTTTACGATTATCTACATGATAGAGGTCAAACAGTCCTCCATCAAGTAATAAGACTTCATACTTTAATCCTACTACACCTCCAAAGCTTGTGTTCCATTGTGTTTGACAACGAAGAAACATATTAACAATTTCCCAATTCTCATCAAAAACTTCAAAGTCTTCTTTTTCTTCTGGTTGCTCCTCGATTTTTACACCAAACGCAGCAGCGTCTTTCTGTGTTTCATCTATAACTTGTTTGCCACCCGAAGCCCAATATAAGGCAGCATCAGTTAGTTTCCCACTTGGGCATTACCATAAAAAGATTTAAAAGCATCTAAAACCCCTGCTACAAAATCTGTATCTTCTGCAAAAATTTTTAATTCTGCTTTTGAAAATTGAATTGGTGTCCCGTCTTCTTCAGTCAAATTTTCCCAACCAACTAATACTTTTTCTAATGCTTTGTACTCACTTTCTTCATTAAATGAGTTTAATTCAGATCTTGATAAACGCTTAAATTTACCAATAAACTCGCTTGTATCAAACTCACCAATATTAGTTTCAGAAGGTGTTTTAACTTGAACAGGCCAAGGATAAACCTTGGTTTTTTTTCTAACAAATGCCATAAATTAAAATATATACTTCTTTACTCTACCTCAGTAGTCAATACTTACTAAGTAAAGACTATGCTTAACTCATCATTAGCTGAACTAGGTACAAGAGTGTATGGAATTTCTAACATAGTAACTCCATCAGCCTCACCATAAGCCACATCTCCAATATCTACTTTTGTACTTGTAACTCTGACAATATTTCCAGCAGCAGTACCATGAGTAACTGTTAAATTACCAAGAGTTGTATCTGATAAAGCAGCAGTAAAGAAATCTTTTTGTGCCAAAGTTGGTGCTTCTATAGTTACAGAACCATTAGCTGCTCTATCTGTAAGTAAAACTTCTTTCGTGCCACCAACAAGTTCTCTGTAAACGATTGAATTACCAACATCTAATGAAAAGTTCATCAATGCACCAGCAAATGATAATAACTGGAAGCTGCTTGTATTTCCGTTTTTAAATATTAAAGGTGTTGCTTGATTTCCATAAGTTACTGATGGCAATGCTGTGTCTGTTGGAGCATTGTAAATTCCAGTAAAAGTGAAATCTATAGAAGGAATCTCTCCAACTGCTGCGGAAACTGCAAAAGTTCCTCTACAACCTGTAACAATATGCCTTACACCATCTACGTTGTAGTGGATAGTAACAGATGAAAAACTAGCTGAAATTGGTTCGTAAGTGACGCTAGTTCCAGAGCTAACAGTTTCGCTGAAACCGCACGCTTTAAGCGCACTCCCATATCTAGGTGCAGTTCCAGCAGTTCCAGATCCAGCAAGTTCCACGCTGAACGTACATTCAACTTTGGTGTTCGCTAGTAACTGTTGAGATGCACCTAAGTAAGGTCTGACAACATCTCTGTTTACTACATCACTAGACTGTGGTGTGATTGACAGATCTCTTACAAGAACAACATCTGTTGCTGCTGGAGTTGGATCTGTTCCATAGCTGCTCTCAGCTTCAATTAGAATTACTCTCTTCCTTGTCAGTTGTGCCATCTGTAGTTACCTCAGTAGGGGGTTCAGCTTGTTTAGTTTGTTGAACTAGCTTACGTTTGCCAGTTTTCGGGTTCAGTATGTAAGTACCGCCCTCATTTGGAATTTCATACTCCATAATAATCCTTAAGGGTTGTTAGGGTAACAGTTCCATTGTAGATCATGTTGATAAATCGTTATAACTACTCCTGTAATCTACTTCATATTCACAAGAGATTATCCCTGCTGGCTGATCTGCCTCAACAACATCAAAGGTCACTGTGGCTGGCCTTACATCAATCGCAAGTCCTCCTAAAGTTGGATCTTGAACAACTTTAGTATGTAAACTCTCGACTGTTGCATCTGCTGTAGTATCAGGTGTTTGTGATCTAACGACAACAACTATTCTTACTCGTAATGTCCAATCTAATTTTAAATAAGTTGCACTATTTACAGTAGGCTCGTCTGTTATAAACTCAACGACTAGAGAAGGAGATTCATCTCTCGTCATTGGCTCGACTCTACTTCTATAGATGCGAGTTCCTACACCTGTAGTTCCTGTAAGATTTGTTTTGATTCTTGCTAATATCTGTTCTCTTTTACTAGCCATCTCAAACCTTCATTAATGAAATTACAGATAAAGTACCATCATCTATTTTCCTAGCACTTCTTACCTTATATTTGACATTACTGACTTCTATTTGAGTGTTATATGCCAACGAACCAAGATCAGTTGTTTTAACTGTTAGTTGATAATCAGTAGTCAATACACGATCATCAGCAACAATCTCATCAGGCTGCTCTAAAATTCCTTTATAAGTTGCATTGTCATAGAATACACTCTCTGAAAAATCTCCAAAGAAAGTATCTATATCCTCTTTAAAAGCCATGAGAAAAAAAAAGCCCTCGGTTGAGGGCTACTTATTTAGCCGTACTTTTTAAGACCAACTAAGTTGATACTAAAAGTAAATGTTGGTGAAGATCCACCGATTGTCTGAACAATCTTGATGTAACGCTTACACTCATCTTTGTTAATTGCAAGTGTTTGCATTGAAGCAGATCCAGTTACTTGTGTAAAAGTAGCACCAGATAAATCTGTGTATGTACCACTTGAAGCATCTGACTCAGTTATTTTTATATCTAATGTTGGGCTAGAACCGCCACCAGCAGCACTATCCAAAATTAGCATTACATCTCCATCATATTCGAGAAGATCTATTGCACTTGATGTAGCTGTGCTTGTTACAGCAGCAGTAGCAACACCAGCAACAACAGTTAGTTTTTCTAGGTTCTGTTGTATAACAGACATTTTAAGATTCCTCCTGTTTAGAAATGAACTCTTCTAATTTTGCAATTAGATCAGTTTTATTTTTTCTTCTATCGAGTTCTATTCCAAGCTTGCGACCATAAGTTTCAATTTGTGATTTTGTCATTTGAGAAAAATCAACTTCGTCACTATCGGTAGGCTTTGACTCGATAACTGGTTCTGTACTGGCAATAGGAGCTTCACAAACCTCAACAGCTAATTCAGCTTTCTCTACTGCTATCAAATAACTACCAGTTTGCTCTTCAACATCAACGATAGTGCCGACACTCGTAGGAGTGCCAGCTATCATTGTTGCTC